GATACTGTAGAACCAGAACTTGCATTTTCACGCAAGTACTTCTTGGTATTTTCGAGGATTACTGACATGGAAGTACGCTTAGAGCCAGACAAGCCTTCTAAGAGTGCATCTTTAGTTTCAGTCCAACGACCTTCTAATAATTCTTGTGACATTTAAGTCTCCTTATATTATGTCTTGGATTACAGCCCTGCCAAACGCTTTAGATCGATCACATTGCTGGTTTCCTCAGCTACTTGATCTGCATCTGGACTGCGGGCAGATTTATCGCCAGTTGCTGTAGATAATGATTCTGTAATCACCTTAGAGGCTTTCACGGAACGATCTTCTAAAACTGCTGGTAGATACTTTTCAAAAGCATTGGACAAACGAGTTGTCTGGACGCTTTCGAGCAAACTACGCATTACTTCTTGCTTTTCCTTGTTTAAAGGAGCAAGCAATTCCTCTAGTGCAGCTTCACGCTGATTAGATTCTTTGAGTATACGCATTTCGCGTTCTTTGTTTTCGACCAAAACTTTTGCTTTCTGGGCGAATTTGATGGCTTCAGACAGTTTAGCATCCTTGGCAGCGATTGTATCATGCAACTTGCGAACTTCTTGCTTCTCATTTAAATGAGTTGCACCAAATTCACTTGCATACGCTTCAAAAATACGACGTCCAAAATTGTTCTCACGAGCAACTTTGATGTCTTCTTGTAACTGACTGAGTTCAGCCTTGAGGTGTGTACTAACAGCGTTAGACATCTTCTTAGCAGATTCTGTTACGAACTTGCCTTTGAGTGTTTCTAACTGACGACGAGCTTCACGCACCAAACGAACTTTTGTATTGACTACATCTTGTTTGTCTGTTGCAAATTCTTGAATCTCACGTGCAAGAGCATGAACCACAAATTGTTCTAATTTCTGAACACCTTCTGTGTGCATCTTGCGGTCTTTGCGCAGTTCGCCAATTTCTTCAGCAAGTTTTGTCACCATAAAGTTGTTAAACTTTGTAGCCGACTCTTTCATCTTGCCTTGAAACTTAACGCGATCTTCAGCAAGTGCTTGCTTTTCAGCTTGTACTTGTTCAAGTTCTGCGGTCAAACCTTCTGTTACCATACGATCTAAGGCGTCCACCATCACTGTCTTATCATGCTCATAGCGTTGTGCAAACTCTTCGCGTAGTTCTGCACGGGCTTGTTCTTTGGCTTCATTTAACTTGGATTCCCAAGCCTCAGTAATTTCTTGCTGAGCTTCTTCACTTAACAATTCGCTATCTAGTAACGGTTTAATAGCATTTTGCATGCTGATTTCTCCTAGATTTTGAGCCCACGTATAAAGCGCATAACTTCACTCTTTACGTAGCTCTGTGCTTTGCTGCTCTTCGATGGATCCTTAAACATTTCTAACAAGCGTTGTCCGCCGGCGTGATTTAACAGGCCTTCGTAAATTGCTGTTGGATATGCATTTGGAGCACTTGGCTGAGCAACCACATCTACAGTGACAATTTCAAAGTCACTGACATGTCCGTTGGCGTCGTTGACGTTACCGCTGCCACGACTGCTAACCCCTAATTTTACACCGTTAGTCAACATAGTTTTCACTAGTTCACCCATCGGTGTAGGTAAAATCTTTAATGTTCCCATACCAGCTGGACCATCCATCCACATTTTTTCAATCATGTGACTTACACGATCCAAATTAATTTTCAAGTCATCTGGGTGATCAACTTCGCCCAAGACTGAATGACCAGTTTTAATCTGTTCGTTGATAGTGTCAACTGCTTTGGCTATTTCGTTTACAGGATATACTCGTTCATTGGCATTTCTAACGCCGCCTTCAATGCAAACACCTTTTAGTTTTAAGGTTTTGCCGCCATCATGGGCTTCCTCAGACAAGATTTCAAGTCCTGCCTGAGTGAAGCTTAGATGTTCTTTAAGATATCGAGCCATATCTACCTATCAGCCTTTTGGAAATGGTGTGCGTGTATTAACACCGGCTGCTTGGGTTGTTACAGGTTTTGGAGCAGATGCTAACTTGGCGTTAGAACCACCTTTGCCTGGTACGTTTTTAAACTGTCCAGCTTCTGGTAAATCACCAGATTTTGGAGCAGGACGCCCTTGTGCAGTGTCGCCAGTCATTTTAACTGGAGCACCTTCCATACCCTTGGAACCACTGTTAAAAGCTACTGTGCTTTTGGTGTTTGTACCAGCTGGTTCTGTTGTCACAGGCTTTGGAGCTGCATCCAACTTGACGTTTTCCATCATTTGGTCATCGCCAAATTCAGCTGTGTCTGTGTCGTCCATTTCTAACGAGTCACCGCCGTCGATGTCGCTAACAGAGTCAACTTCAGCTTCGCCGTTGCCCATCAATGACTCAAATTCAGCCATGAGTTCGTCAAGTTTGTCTTCTAAGTCAACTACGCGATCTTCAATATCACCTTCGTCGTGATCTTGTTCGATATCGTGTGTGAGTTCTTCACCGTCTTTTTCAGCTGCATCATCAAATTCAGCATCAGACTCTTCTTCTTCTTGCATGCCTTGTTCTTCAGCTTCTACGTCGTTGATTAGGTCGTCGCTAGCATCGCCGCCCATGTCTTCGTGCATTTCATCGTACTCAATGTCTTTGGCAACTTTACGTCCAGCTTTTTCAGCATGGTCATCGCGTTCAGCATCAGACTCTTCGTCCAATTCTTCGGCTTCGTCTAGTTCTTCTTCGCTCATCAAATTTTCATAGATTTCGCGGCTTTTTTCCACAACAATGTCGTGAAATAGTTCTTTGGCTTTCGCCTCTTCATCATTGATTACATATTCAATCAATTGTTCAAATTTCGATGTCATATTATCTCCTTCATAGGTTATGGCTCGTAAGGTATTTACTACCAACGAATAATATTGGTACTTTAACGGCAGAAAAGTGGGTAGATTTGACTATTTTATGACTGAGCAGTGTCAGTCATAGACTTACAGCGCAGGTGCCGCAGGAGGAGGTGCGTACTGCTTTTTGACCTGCTTGAGTTTTTCTTTAAACTCATAACTTCTTACATCTTGCATTTGGCGCAGTTTGTTTAGCTGGCGTAGAGTTAAACGAGTTTTTCGTAGGTTGCCCAATCTTGGCTGGCTGTTGTCTTGTCCAAGATCTTGATAAGCTGCAGGGCTACGTTCGTAAATTTCGTTTAAGATCATACTGGTATTTATACTCCGGGCACTCCGCCACCGGCCGGTGCTCCTGCTGTTCCGGCTGTACCAGGTGCTGTGGTAGGTGCTCCAGGCATGCCGCCTTCTGGGCCACCAGGTGGCATGTCAGTTTCGGCTCCAGCTAGCTCTTGTCCCATGGCCAAATCTTGTTCTAAGCCAGCAGGAGTAACGCCAACTGATCGCAGATCTTGACCTTGTGTAGTTTCTAACTCTGGTTCGTCGCGCTCTTCTCTCCAAAGTTGATCATTTTCTTGCAATTCTTCTTCGGTTAAGCCCAAGAAGCGTTTCATCATAAAACGTTTGCTCATGTACGGCAAGGGTTCTAACTGTGCAAATGCACCAATACGTGTGGTATCCAACTCGCTTTGGCGATAGCTGGCAAAGTTTTGTGGCTCGCACAGGCTGATGGCAAAAATTCCTGCATCAATATTGAACCCTCTCCAACGCAAGAACATTTTGAATTCGTCGTCTAATTTCTGCATGATCAAGCGTTGCAGGCGCATGCAATACTGGTTAAAACGGTATTCTTGAATCAGTGCTGTGCCTACACGACCATCGTTCATGGCACGGTCTGAATCGTCTGGGCCTGTGGGCAAGTAGCTTGATGGCACACGCAAACCACGTGCCATTTTGTTATTAAAGTACTTTAAATCGTCAATTTCGCCCAGGTTTGAACCGCCAGGCAAGGTAGTAACTTCACTGCCACGACTGTCGGCACTGACTGGAAAGAAGTAATCTTCGTTGATGCTAAGTGGGTTGTAGCTGGCATCCATCATGTTGGCGCCGCCACCGGTATTGGTAGGAATACGGCGTTTATGCATTTCGTTTTTGACACGTTCCACAAACTGCATGGCCATGTGACTTGGCATATTGCCCACGTCAATTTTGAAAATTCTACGCTCTGGAGCACGTTGCACACGATAGATCAACACAGAATCTTCTAACAATTCTTTCTGTTTGAATACTTTGAAAATGTTTTCTAAGATACTTTGTCCAAATGGCCAAAAGTAATCCAAGCCTTCGTTTAGGCTCAAATGCACCACGTGACGTGCATCCAAACAGGTTTCGTTCATGGCCTGGGTGAATCTGCTGTTGCCTACTCCGCCGTTGCCAGTACCGCCTCCAGCACCACCGCCGCCTGGACTACTGTAATTGTTGGTGTTGGTTCCACCGCCCAATGCACGGCTCACATAGTAGTCACTGGTGGTTTTTTGCGCCACACTCATGTTTTGAAAGTTGGGATTGATATCACGAATAATGTACTGCTCAGGGCGCTTGCCTTCGCTTTCGTTAACAATAACACGGGCCACTTTGACCATGTCAACCCACATCATTTCAAATGTTTCTGGATCACGCACAAACACTTGATCGCCATACTTGATGGTATTGCGGAATAGTTTAAAAATACGCTGATCAAACTTGTTCAGTTTGGTCCACTGTTGCAGTTGCTTTTTAATAATTTCAATTTCGTGATCTGTGGGCTTGTCGTTGAAGTTGATGTCAAACGGTGTGCCGTTGTCTTCGTTGACCTGTGTGCTAAACTCAGCAATAATGTCCAAGCAGGCATTGACTTCTGAGTCACAGTCCATGTTTTCATATTGATTGTAGCGTTCAATACGGTTAGGGTGTCCTGAGTATACTTCAGGCAGTCGGCTGGCATAGTTGCGAAACGCAAAGTCGTTTGGTGTTCCGCCTGTGTAGTCGCCGCCGGTTTGTCTGGGATATCCATCTAGGCCAAATTGGTTCTGTCCTGAGATTGGACTGAGTTGGCCGCCGGTGTTGGCTACTTTGAAATATTTTTTCCACCCGGGTTTACGAGTATTTTGATTGTCTGCCATGGTAGTATATTTATAGATTTAATGCACAGGCGCAACGAATTTAAACAGGTGCATATCTAGCAGATTTTCCAGTGTTGTCTGCTATGTCTCGCAATGCTGCCTGCTGGGCTTGTAATGCTTGGGTGTATGACGCCATAACATCTTCACTGCGGCTGGCTGGATCCTGTTGTGCATTTTGAGTAGTTTCTTTGGTTGGCAAAGTTTTGTCAGGTTTCACGTCGGACATTTTGTTGTCGTAGTTGCTGTTTGGCCCGGATATTGCTGACGCCAATGCTCTAGGATCTATGTTTGCTTTGTTGGTGTTGTAACCATCGTATCGGCCGCGACCTGACATGTCCTGTGGTAAACTGGCCCAGGTACCGGCCAAGTTTTTCATTACAGTTGCTGTGTCTTTTTTACCGTAGCCAGCTTGATTAATCAGTTGCTGTGCCAACATGTCTTGTGTTTTTTGGTCAAATTTAGCAGTGTTTACATCCAATCCAGCTTTTTTGGCCTGCTCGCCTAACGTAGCTGAAATCATTTGATACTTGCCTACTGCACTGCTGGCATAACCATTTGCCTTGGTCATGGTTTTTTGTAGCTCTTGTACTTCGGCAATGGTCATATTGGTGAGATTTGCAGTTTTACCCCCAACTAATGAATTGTAGTTGCCGCCACTTTCGCCCTTGCCAATTAGATCTAACAATGGACCAGCCTGGCCAGTTTCTTTTTTGCCGCCCCAGGTACTTGGATTCCACCAGTTGCTACCAGTTTCACCACCGCCCATTTTTGTTCCGGTGCTGGTGCCGGATCCAGGCAGTTTGTCGGTGACTGATTCAATTCCGCCGGCCAGCTTGGCCATACCTTTGGTTACTGGATTTATTCCTTGGTTGATTAGGCTTTGGAACTCAGCTGTGGTTTTCATTTGCTCAATACGCATTTCAACCTGTGCTTTGGTTGCCGGGTCTAGAGCTTTTTTCTGTAGTTCTTGTTGGGCTTTGGCTAAGGCTTCGTTTTGTTCCATTGACTTGTCACCGCCGATGGCCATAATAGCACTAGATTCTTTGGCAGAGTAGGTAACGCCATCTAATGCGCCAGTGAACTTATACAGGCCGCCCAGTTGATCTCTACCTGCTTGATTGCCTTTTTTGACTAGGTCAATTCCTTTTGCTGCTTCAAAATTTGCATCTTGGGTGTACCTTGCAAAATCACTCATGCCACCGGTCATCATTCTGCCCATGGCGCTAGCGTCGCCACCTACACTCATCCAAAAGTCTTTTTGTAATGCAGGAGCAGTTTTTAACATGTCTGACGCTTTAAGTAATTCGTCAGCCCGCTTCATTGATGCTTCGTCACCTTTTTTTCTTAACTCATATATGGTTTGATTAAATGCATCTTCACTCATGGCCTGCTCACGATTGGCTTGCAGTGCTTCGGCACTTTCACCAGTGAGCTTGCTCATTAAATCTAGTTGTTTAATATACTCGGCGCTGCGCTGTGACAAATTTTGTTGTATGTTTGACGATGCTACACCGGCCATTTGTTGCTGTTTGATAAACCCAGCCATGCCTTTGTTGATCTCGTCAGGAGTTTTGCCCAGCATCTGTAAGGATTTGCCAATGTCACTGTGTTGTATTTCAACAGCAGCATCTGCAAAGGCTCTGGTACCGGTGGCTGCGGTTCCACCAAAGTTGGCCAATGCCACGCTGTTGGCTTTGAGCAGTTCGGTCATGGTGCCTAGCTGTTCGATGCCATACCCAAACTTCTGCATATTGTCAAATATGCTACGCATACCACCAGCATCGGCTAGTCCAGACTGACTGAGATTTTTATATGTGTCAAATAATTTGTCGGACTGTTTGTTTACTTCAACTGCGTATCTGGCACCGGCTGTGAGCAAGGTTCCAATTAGTTTGCCAAGAAATCCAAATCTACTGGCAAATGCGTCCACTGCATCAGCAGCCGCTTCGATACTGTCGTTGTAGACTGACGCACCTTGTTGTCCGTCTTTCATGGCCTTGGCCACACCCAGCATACTGGTGCCAAGAGATTTTAAACTGGCATTTAGGTTTGCTGTGTAATTTTTAAGGCCTGCGTTAGCGTCTTTGAAACGGTTGGTTAATTCAGCCGTTGCTTGGCTTCCGCCTTTGGTAGCGTTATTGTACTCTTCAAATATCGCTTGAATTTCTTCCGGGGTGTATTGATCAGCCATAATTATATTTACCGAGGTAGAAAACCATGAATCCAAACAATCCACTTAAACAGTACTTTAGACAGCCGGCAATTTACATTAAATTGCCTAGCCAGGGCAAAAACTATCCGCCTGGCACATTGACCATGCCGCCCACAGGCGAATTGCCGGTGTATCCCATGACGGCCATTGACGAAATCAACTATCGTACTCCAGATGCACTGTACAACGGACAGGCCACAATAAACGTGATCCAGAGCTGTGTTCCGGATATCAAAAATGCCTGGATGGTACCAACCACGGATATTGATACCTTGTTGATTGCTATTCGCATTGCCACCCACGGGCACAACATGGATTTTGATACCACTTGCCCGGCTTGCCAGCACGAAAGCGAGCAAACTATAGATCTTAGAACAGTGTTAGATACCATAAGAACAGCCGACTATAGCCGAAGTATTCATGCAGGCGATATGGAAATATTTTTCAAACCACTCAACTATCAGCATCTCAACAACAATAATCAAATGCAGTATGAAAATCAAAAATTACTACAGATGTTGCCGGATGCGGAAGTACCAGAGGTTGAAAAAATGACTGCACTGACAGCAGCATTGAAAAAGATAACTGACATCACTGTCACTGCATTGGCGCAAAGTATTGCCGCTGTAAAAACTCCACAGGCTTTGGTCAGTGAACCCGAATACATTGAAGAAATGTTGAAAAATTGTGACAGTAAACTGTTCAATCAAATTAGAGATTGCATACTTGATCTCAAAGCCAGTTCAGAAATGCAACCATTAAAAATGAGTTGTGCAGAGTGCAAACACGAATATGAGCAAGCAATAACCCTGGACATGGCAAGTTTTTTCGGATCCGCCTCCTAGTCTCGACCCCTGACCAAATTAGCCAGTTGGTTGATAGAATGGACAAAGAAACTGTCGACATTAGACGAGAGGCGTTACAACTGTCGTGGTACATGCGAGGTGGTCTCACTTACGATCAGGCCCTGCAACTCAGTGTCAGCGAGCGTACTTTAATCAGCGAATTAATCAAAGAAAATTTAGAAACAACTAAAAAATCAGGACTGCCTTTCTTTTAATGTTAAATTTAAAAACTGTAACCAAAGATATAGAATGTTGGATCAAGGACTTTGTAGAAGTGCCTCATCCAGCTTTGGGTGGCTGGGCACCTTGTCCATATGCTAGAAAGGCCCGGCTGGATCGAGACTTTGATGTTAGACTAGGACTGGCACCCATACACGATTTGGTTCAGATCAGTCGCAAAGGCCTAGGCGGTAAAAGCGTGGTAATTGTTGCTTACGATCCTGCCCAATACAGCTACGAAACGTTTAACCAGGCCTTGACCAAGGCCAACAGAGAATTTCTATTGCCCAATAATTTATTGGCCCTGGAGGACCATCCTGGTGATCCTGAAATTGTAAATGGCGTCACAATGAATCAAGGCACTTACGCATTGGCCTTGGTTCAAAGTCTCAGCGACTTGAATCAAAAAGCCAAACTGATGGCACAAAAAGGATTCTACGACACATGGCCAGAAGATTACCTGCAGGTATTGTTTAATCATCGCGAGGATCCGCGCCAATGACTTATCAATTTGCCAGAATCAATCTAGAGAAGACCACCTACACACCCACTGTGGATTGGGAATATATAACCAAGCCCAACATTCCTGTGTTGCAAGACATCTATAGGACCTACTGCATTTACAAACACTTTGCATCAGTTATGCCCCTGTTTGACAGTCAGTTTACTGACCCGGACACAGACGTAATTGGTTATAGAGAAGATGGAAAACTAGTGGCATTTAGTTTGATGAAACGCTACGACAGCAAAAACGTTCTAGCCAGTCAGTTTGCGTGGACTTATCACAATCCACGTACCAGACTTGGTGTAGAAAGTTTAAAAACAGAGTGTGCTATCTATAGACAGAGAGGATTTCAATATCTGTATCTTGATCAAGCACACCTGTACAAGCAAGGCCTTGACGGCTTTGAAATTTTAGGAGCATTACAATAATGGCAGACTTATACACAATTTGGGCAAACAAAGAAGGCGACATTACTGATCTAGAATGGGTCAACGGAATGAAAAGTTTCTTTGATCATTTGATCAGCGAAGGCAAAATGGAAAGTTACAGAATCACTAGATGCAAAATGGGATTCCGTAGCATTGCCGACATGCCCGAATGGATGATCTTGATGGAGTTCAAAGACATGGGCCAGATGGACAGTGCTTTCCGTCGTGTTGCTCCATTAGAAGGCGAACTTGAAGTGAAACATAAAAGTTTTAATCAATTTGTCAGTGGAGACATTCAACATGCATTGTTTCGAGATTGGCCTGATAAGTTCTAAGTGGCATTAAACGATTAGCTACGCTAATCTATGTCTTTCGCTAAAGCTCAGACATAATTTTTTTTATTTTGTTTTTCTTTAGCATTATCTAGATTACGCGGTCACAATTCACCGTATGCACGGTGAACTGACTCCTACATTATCTGAGTGTAGCTGTCATTTATTATAAAGAGATTGTATTTCTACGCAGAGGCGGTTGACCGGTACCCCTTACTCTAGCTTCACATATCAACGGAACCCTAGTAACCCAATAATAAATCCAAGTCCTATAAGCATGGGGTGTATCTTTTTCACAGAGCCCAAACCATTTGTTGCCTTTAGTTAGCAATTGCCTTTGACACCCAAGATTCTGGACCGGGTATTGCACCGTTCCTCAATGGGGATCCGCCTAGCGGATCACAGAGTCGTTACGAGTTGTTTAGATAAATCGTGAAAGTTTGATTCTAGTAGATTGTGTAGTTGTTGGGTGTTGGTGAATTTTTCTAGTTGCCAAGTTTTGAGATTGAAGTTGTAGTTGTAAATTAAATGATTTTGTATTGCTGCCTCTTGCACAAGATCCAACTGAAATCTTGTTAAATCAATATCTTCTCCGTGTAGAATGCCGTTGATAATAGTATCAAAGTACCATACAAACTGCATTCTGTTGCGGTGTTGCTCTTGCCAGGTGTGGTATATGTCACACCATGTCAAATACCGTTCGTTTGCAATCGGTATTTCAAGATATTCAAATAAATCTTTTACGCCATGATCAAAAGTATTGAACAGTTCCATAGTATCAATGTTGTAACAGCTGATGTTGGGATCAACATTGGGTTTGATGTGTAGTGTTTTGTTGAAGTCAAAATTCAAAGCAATAAACTCGCGACGATCCCACGGGTCGGTTAATTCCAGCGCATTCCATTTATCTGCGGAGTGTTTGAAAAAATGTTCAACAAAGTCGTTAAAAATTTCATCTGGATCATTGACCACTTTGTTAGTAGACCACAGGTGAGCAGTGCCGCTACGCAATTCATACGCTGCGTGATACAGGTTTGAATTTTCAGAATTTGATACGACAACAATTTTTTCAGCATGTTCTGCAATCAAGTCAATTGACCGCTCCAGGTCTGCATCTGCAGATTCTGTGCTGTGTATAAAGTTATGCAGGTACACAGTGTGGAATGTGTCAGTGGGTTGATGGATCAGACAATCAAACACCTGAGTAAACTCATCAATTGTGAGTGGTTGATTGGCTATAAAATTATGCGAATTAATTTTGGTCAATGGATTGCCCGGCAGTTCAACTGTTGAATTATTTTTAGCTGAAAAATAAACATCGTGCCCGGCCAAGTAATGCAGAGACCATGTCAAAAAGGTCCCTCCTACAGCCGGGTCGGTTAATACTGCAATCAATTCGTAATCCTTAAATTTTGTTTTTAATATGACTACCGTGTACACGCACCTGAATGTGCCCGTTGTAGTAGTCATCTGACTCTAATACACGTCTTGAAAATTGTTCGCGAGCTTCTATGTAACTACATTCAGACTTGCTCTTGCAGTAGTACAATATTTCGCGAGTGAAGTTGCCTGGTCCTAGTTTTTCTATGTCTTTGCTTAATTCCGGACTTGAGCCGTAGTATAGTTGCCAGTCTGAGTCAATTTTGCTTCGTATTCGTTTGCGCTTTTTGTTGCCGTTTTTAAGTTTTACTGTTTTGTATGTGGTTTTACTAAATTTTGCTAATTTTTTACCTATGTATTTTCTGCCAGTTAATTTGTTTGTAATTAGATATACAAACCCAACGCAATCGTCGGGCAACGTAGAAATTTCAGTGTTTTCAAAAAGCCATAACATGGACATATAGTTATGATTCTTTTTTCAAATCCTATATTTTTCATGTTTATGCCATGTCCACGTCTGTGTTGTAACTTGTAAAGCCGTTTTCTTTGACCACTTTGAGAATATTTTCTACACGCCCAGACAGTTCGTCTCGGTGGCTCACTAACCAAATGCTCTTGCGACGCT